TTCTACGACATCTTCACGAACGGGCGCGGTCACTGGAAGACGTTCTCCATCTCGGGGCTGGACACGCCGAACCTGGAGGGAGTTAATATATGCGATTACCATATGCAGAAGACGGAGAAGAACGACTGCACGAGGAGATGCCTGATCCAGCTGAGCGAGGACGAGCTAGACAAGGTGAGGCTCCCGTACCTGATCACGCGCAGATTCATGAAGGAGAAATACGAGACCTGGGGGCCGAAGCACCCCTTCTTCGAGGCGCGGTGCCTCGGGCAGTTCCCAAAGCAGTCCGAAGACGCGCTGATAGCACTCGCCTACCTTGAGGAGGCAAAGACTCGAAAGCAGAGGAAGCAGAAGGATCAGGCGGTTGATGTGGGTATCGATGTTGCCGGGCCGGGCGAAGCTGAGACCGTTGTCTTCGTTAGGTGCGGGCCGAACATCGTGTCGGCCCGTTCCTGGTCGAAGCCGGATCCGCGCGGCGAGGTTGTCGCGTATCTGTTGCAATGGGAGGGGAGGATCCATTCTGTCAACGTCGATGCCGATGGTATAGGGTACTATTTTGCGGTGCATCTGTCAGATTCCGGTTTTCCGGTCAAGTTCGTGCACGTCGGTCAGACGGCGCGCAACTCGGAGCTGTTCTTCAACCTCAAGGCGGAGGCGTACTGGGCTCTGCGCATGCGCTTTCAGAGCGGAGACGTCTGCGGGCTGCAAGACGAGCTCACGATATCCCAGCTCGCGAGTGTGCGGTACGAGCACAACGCGCGCGGCCAGGTGGTGATAGAGTCGAAGGAGAAGGCGGCGCGCCGCGGGGTCAAGTCGCCGGACAGGGCGGAGGGGCTGATGCTAGCGTTCATCGAGCCGCCGTCGGCTCAGGCGCCGATGGCGATGGGCGAGGGACCGGGGACGTACTTCGGCCAGGCCGATCCGGCATGGGCGCCGTTCGCGGACGACGACGAGGACGAGAGGGAAAGCGGCGAGGATACGTATACTTACTAGGAGGAGATTATGAAGATTGTTGAGATGAGAGAATGTCTTCATGCAGATGTAGACGGAATCCGTATTGAGGTTCCGTTGCCGAAAGAAAGGAAAGAAAGACTGGTGGTGCAAGCCGCGATACGTAAGGTAAAGTGGTGCGATCTGTCGGAGAAGAAAGATCGATGCTACTGGCACGTTTTCTAGGAGAAGAATATGAAGAATGTGATCGTTTTGCTGGAGATCGGCAAGGGAATGATGAGAAGGATATTCACGAATGTGGTTGATGTAAGGGAAAACGAGTATACTTTTTATATTTACCACAGAGATCCTCAGGGAGAGAAAATCCAGGCGATGATACCTCGGGGCAGGGTGGTCTCTGTCGAATGGATAACCGACGCTGAGCTGGAGCATATCAAGGGGAGCGGGAAATACGACAAGAAAGGTGTCTCCGTTCCCGGAGATGATAGTTGTTGATATTGCAGCGAGCCCATGGAAAATCGATTGGGGTAGTTTATGCTGCGATCCGGTAATGGTGCCGGTTGTGCTCCGGTCGATGGGCGCCGGAGCCTTTTTTTCTATTTGGAGGGAGGTGATAATTCAGATGGATAAGATGCCGATGCATAACTATAGAACTGGTAGGTGCAATATCGAAGACTGTTCTATTTGTCAGTAGCACCCCCGCGCCACCGATATCGGTGGCGCGGGGGTGGACAGCGGACAGTGAATTGGTGTAGGCTTCCCTAAAGGGAGCCGGAGTGAGTACCATATTCAGTTTCAAGGACACTTGCTCCGGCCCCGTCTTTGTCCTTGGCAACGGCCCGAGCCTCGACGAGATAAAAGACTTCAGCGCGCTTCCCTACCCCACTTTCGGCGTGAACCGGAGCTGGCGAAGGACCCGCTCTAGGTGGCATTTTGTCGCGAGATGCGACCGCTATTTCAGGGACATGGCCCTCCACGGATGGATAGCAGATCATATCTTCACACCTGGACCGATTGAGAACTGTCATAGAAAGCTCCTGCGCTTCGGTTCGCGCTCCACCATCTCCGACGTGATGCGACACTTTGTCCTGGTGCCGTGCGACGATAGGACGGCACGCAAGCATGGTGTCGAATGGGGCGAGTTTCCCTTCGTCGGATTTAGCATGTCTGGGGCCATGGCGATGAAAACGGCGAGATACATGGGCTTCGACACGCTCTATCTTCTCGGCTTCGACGGTGGTAATGCCGGCCACTTCGGGGGCGACGATCCCCCCGCCACGGGCATCGATCATGACAGGGAATATTTCCGTGAGATGAAGTGGCGGTATCCTGATCTGAAGGTGTACAATTGCAGCATGGGCTCCGGCATCGCGACATGGCCGAAGAAGCCAATAGGAGAAGTTATCAATGAAGCGTCTGAAAATTATCCTAAAAAAGATTGATGAATGGTGGTGGCTGACATACAAGCTTTTCTGGCTATGCAAGATCGGAATCCATCGCAGGTGCGACTGCTGCGTGCCGCGCATCTGTCTGAAGTGTGCCGATCCTTGGGATAAAGAAACAGATCAGGAGAAGTCATGACTGAATTCGATGTGCTGAAGGAGCTGGGCTCGACGGCGCTCGCCACACAGGCGGGGGAGGTCCTCGACGAGTTCATGCGCCAGCTTCGCGGCTCGAACGGCGCGAAGCAGTTTCGCGAGATGTCCAACAATGACGACATAGTGGGCGCGGTCCTGTTCGCTTTCAACGAGCTCGCCGGCAACGCATCGTGGTGGGTCGAGCCCGCCAGCTCCGACACGGACGACGTGCGGCGGCGAGACTTCGTCGACGAGGCACTCCACGACATGGACCAGCCGTTCACCGACGTACTCTCCGAGGCTCAAGCAAAGTGGGTCTATGGTTTCGCGCCGATGGAGATCTGCTTCAAGGAGCGCAAAGGAATGCTGCCGGGCGAAGATAAGGAGGGGAACCGGCTGCCGCAATCGAGGTACAGCGACGGGAAGCTCGCCTGGGACAAATGGGCATCCCGGCCGGCGGAGAGCCTGCAACGCTGGAGGTTTGACGACCACGGCGAGCTCGAGGGGATGTATCAGACGCACCCGACCAACTACAAATCGGTGTGGATACCGCGGGACAAGCTCTTGCTGTTCCGCACCACGACGACGAAGGGCAATCCCGAGGGGAAGAGCCTGCTGCGGAACGCATGGCGTACTTGGTTCATAAAAAAGGGTATCGTCGACCACTATGCCGTCGGCATGGCGCGCGATTTAAGCGGCTATCCTGTTTTGACCGCACCTGAAAGACATGACATCTGGAACGAGAATAACACCGCCATGCGGACGCTGTTCACCAAGGCGTTTAAAATGATCCGTTCGATTGCGCGGCACGAGAAGGAAGGTTTGGTGCTTCCCTTCGACTGGAAATTTACTTTGGTTTCCTCGCCCGGCACGCGGCAATTCAACCTCAAGGAGGCGGTGGAGCTCTTCAATCAGTCAATAGCGATGTCTATGCTGGGTGATGTGATCCTTATCGGCCACGCGCCGGAGGGGAGCTATGCGCTATCGACGAACAAGTCTAAGATGCTGGCGTCGGCCATCGAGACGCAACTCAGCAGGAGCGCCTCCGTGATGAATCGGCACGTGGTGCCCCAAATACTGGCCTTGAACGGCGAGCCTCCCGAGGTGCCGGCGCCGCAGATCAAGCATGGCCCGGTCGAGGTGCCGGATCTCCAAGAGCTAGCGGACTACATCGCGAAGCTCGCCGGCGTGGGGGGCTTCACGCTGCCGGACGAGACGCTGGAGGAGCACCTGCGAAAGATCGCGAAGCTTCCCGCGAAGGAAGAGGAGGAGCCGGAGCTCCGTCAGGCCACGGAGGAGGATTTCAATTGGCGGGCCTGGACGGAGAGAGGGAGGAAGAGGAGCGAGAGGAGAATAATGTGAATGAAGAAGAACTGAAATCCAAGTCGACGTGGGCTTTGTTCGACGAGATGTTCAAGGTCGGCGACGATGTGGTGCTGATCGATGACGATGACAGATTCATCGTGGGCAAGCTCACTAGAGTCGATGATGAACGCTGCTATATCGATGAGCGTCCGCACTTGAGGTGTGTGGAATGGAACGATATCCGGTTCATTTGCCACGACGGCTTTCCCGTGCGCAAGCTGCGAGGGGCCGACGGCAGCAAATTAATCGAGAAGCTGGATACTACAGACACGAAAGCGATGATCCGACAGACTCTTACAACTAGTATCTGCGCGAATTGTGGAAAGCTGTTTCCTAATGATTATATGTATTACGCACGGCAGTGCCATGAATGCCTTCACGTGGTCTTCGGCGATCCCTTCATGGCGGAGGCAATGTCTGTAACGCTGTACAACTCCGGCAATGATAGCTCTCGCTTCTGGCTTACCGAGTGGGAGGAGTGCCTGGCTCTGGAGGCCAGAGACGGTGCGATGGCGCAGGTTTTTGATCTTTCAACGGTATATTATTTTGGTTGGGTATAAATGGCGAATCCAACCTACCGTAGCGCCCTGTACCGTGCCATGCAGGACGCCTCAGACATCGCCGGCACAACGGTCAAGGCGACCTTCTCGAGGCAGATAGGAGCCCTTATTGATTCCACATCCATAGCCTCCATCGAGCGCGGCATCTCGGGGGGCATTAAAGGAGTGGTCGATTCCGTGGACTGGGCCGGCCTCGAAGGGAACCTGCGCGAGGAGTACGAGCGGCGCCTGGCCCGCGCCATGAAGCAGGGGGCCGACCAGTTCAAGAAGCGGTTTCCCAAGATAGAGTACGATCCGGGCGCGCCTGGAATACAGAGGGCTATCAAGAAGCGGGCGAGGGAGCTCGCGCAGCAGCTCACGAAGGAGTCGAAGAAGGGATTCAGGCAGGCGGCGCGCGGCCTGTTCAGGGAGGGTGCGGGAAGGCGGAGGACCGCGAGGGAGCTGAAGAACCTGATAGGGCTCACGCGGAAGGAGGCGCAGGCCGTCATAAACGTGCGCAGCGCGATGCTGGAGAAGGATCTGGGAGCCGGAACCATCGACAAGCGCTCCACGCAACTGATCCGGAAGTACCGGCGGCAGAGAGGGGCGCGGATCGCGAGGACCGCCGGCGCAGACATCTCCGACCTTGGCCAGAATCTCGCGCTGAAGCAGGCGATCAAGAGCGGTGACGTGGAGGAGAAGGAGGTAGAGAAAGTCTGGATTGTTGATATGGATCCCTGTCCGATATGCGCGCCCATGCAGGGTCAGAGAAGGAGCCCGGGGAGGGCTTTCACCACCGGAAAGGGGGGAGAGGTTGACGGGCCGCCGGTTCATCCAAACTGCCGGTGCGCCACGACTGTGAAATTGAAGGAAGGATCATGACTATTCCACGTGAAACACGGGGTACTATTGACAAACCAGGGAAAACAATGTTGAATATGTAAGTATATGAAACTATAGACATTTAACCCTTGAAATCCGGAGGAAATAGAAATGGGAGTCGACAGAGGCGAATTCTACGGCGGGGCCTACGACGGCGATCTGCGCCCGAGCTACCGCCGGGACAAGAACGAGAGGTACGTCTTCGAGCAGTTCATGGCGCTTCCGCTCTACGTCGATGAGGACGGCGACGGCGCGCCCACGGGCACGGCGGGCGACGTTAACATCATGAGGACGGACCGGAACAGCTTCGAGTATGTTGCGAAGGGTACACAGACTACGGTGAAGCATACCTTTGCGGCGACCGGTCTGGATGTGACCGGCGATGCCACGGCGGACGAAGGCTGGGAGATCACCCAGGGAATCACCTCGCGCAGTAGGGGTTACTTTACGGTCGGCACTGACGCATCCTTCTTCTTCGCGCTCACTTTTTCCATCGAGGATGTCTCTGGCACCGACGACTGCTTCGTGGGATGGCGCAAGGCGGAGGCTTACCAGGCTAATCTCGACGACTACGACGAGATGGCTGGCCTGAACGTTATCTCCGGCGATATTAAAGTCGAGTCCATCCTCAATGGTGCGACCACAAGCACCACGGATACCACCGATAACTGGGCTGACACCGCGTCGCACTGTCTCGCGACCTATGTCGGAGCTGATGGGGCCGTGACTTTCAAGATCGACGGGGCCGCGCCGTCGACCACCGCCACCTACACCTTCGATGATGGTGAGACTGTCGTGCCATTCTTCTTCTTTCTGCACGCTACCGACCTTGCCGGCTACATGCGGCTGACGCAGTGGGAGTGCGGCTTCGCGAGCGCGATCCTCTATCCGTAGGAGATAGGAGGCAGCATTATGCCTAGTCCCATAACTGGCAGCGGCGATTATTACGCCTTGATACAGGAGGCACACCAGAAGGCGACGAAGGACTCCGTCTGCTTTCTGAGCGGCGGCCCTCCGGAGGATTGCTCATACTGGGGAATAGACGGCCAGCCGGTCCCGGCAGCAGGAACAGGGGTATGGCCGGCGTACAACAATCTCGGCGCCACGGAGCACCTTGTTGCGCAGGCGAAGTTCACCTACGGCTCGGGCGGCACCACGGCGAAGTTCTATATCCAGTCTTCCTTCGACAAGGAGCGAACCTGGTTCGACATCATGTGCTTCGCCTTCGCCAAGACGACAGCGAGGAAGATAGGTCTTTCCACCTTGGGCGTCGAGGAGGCCAACCCGGAGAACATCGAGGATGCCGAGCTCGCGGACAACACCTCGCGCAACGGCGTCCTGGGCGACGTGTTCCGGGTCAAGTACGTCATCGTGGGAACGTACGTCGATTCCAGGATCTGCATCGCCGGGATAGCGAAGAGCTTCTAGGAGGGGAAAGTTGCCGATAAGATCTCATGACTTCGTGATCAACGGGCGCAACCTCGCCCTCCTTCCCTCGACGGCCATCACGACGGCGGTGACGGGGAGCCTGGGGACCGTCTTCGACAACCTGGCCGGCATGAAATATGTCGGGGCGATAGGGGTTTTCACTTACGGCTCTGGCGGCACCACGGCCAAGTTCTATCTTCAGACCAGCTTCGATGATGGGACCA